ATGGCGGGTCTTGAAGCCAAGGGAAATACATACTTTTCTTCTGAGTTGGTCATGATTACCTCCAACATCCCAATTCCTAGTGACGCTGCAGCAGTTATTCGTAGTGTTGAGGCTATAAGAAGACGTGTCGACTTTTCCGTACAACAAGTTTTGAAGCCTGGTTGGGCAACGAATCGTGGTCACCTTGATCGGCAGCGAGTGCAACAGGAGTGTCCTCCTCGCGTTGTCGATGGTGTACCATGTATGAATTTTCCTGAAGAGGCGTACGAATTTCGGGTTGAAACTAGTTCGGGGCAAACGCTCAACTTGAGTTATCAGGAATTAGTGGCGCATTGCTTGGAGCGTTTTCAATCTGAGCGTGCTATAAACAATCAACTGATTGCTCTGTTGAACACACGTGCTGATCCCAGTTTTAAAGCACAAGGTTTGCGCACTGCATGTGCTAGCGCATATGGATGCGTCGTTGGCTTTGTTGAAGCGCGGAGGGAGATCTTTTATGATGCCATTGGGTTCCCTGAAGATGAGTATTTGTCTGCGTTTCGCAATAGCTGGAGTGGCATTTTGGCCGCTTCACGTGTTTTCCCCCCCCTCTTGTTTGCAATGGCTGCAGTTTTTGTCGTCTCGTTTTTTGGAGCGAGGGCGATAAATTCTGCGATTGCGTGTGTGGCTGGGACAGGAAACACTAGTGCTAGTGATTTTACTTCGGAGGCTGGCGTTAGTGGGGACCCACGGACCCAGAAACATCAAGTGCGGTTTGCGCACGAGGCAAATGTTAGTGGTGATCCAAGAACTGCCAAGCATCATGCTTCCTTTGCCCGTGAGGCGAACGTGAGCGGTGATCAGAAAACACTCAAGCATCAGACACGATTTGTTAATGAGCGTATGCGGGAAAGGAAATCATCTGTGGAGTACACTACACCGCAGGCAGAGGGGATGATTGATAGGCAGGCTTATGATGCTCTAACTCATAAGATAGCTAATAACTGTTGTGTTGTTTCGGTGTCAGATGGTCAATCAGTCACGACGATGCGTGGAATCTTTGTGTTTGGTCGAGTTTTGCTTGTGCCAGCACATTTATTACATGCGGTTGATGTGAGTGATGGCGCAGTGGAGTTGATTGTGCAGATTCCAAATAATATGAGGATGAGTGCACAACTCCGCGAGTGTCAAACTCTGGATTTATCGACGAAGGGTAGTGATATTGTTGCGATTGAGTTGCCAAAGCGCTACCCCAATTTTGTCGACATATCCAAGCATTTTCATAGTGTAGAAGATCTTAATCGCCACTACCTGTCCAGCGGTATATTGTGGGTTGTTGATCCAGATAATCGCACAGCAATAGCCACCATTCTTCATAATTTGCGGGCTCGAGCTAATTTGCGGTATGAGATAGACGATGTTGGGTGCGTTGAAGAGATCAGGATAAATAAAGGTTTTCTCTATGAGGCCCCAACAATGGACGGATATTGTGGCTCTCCGATTATTTGGACAAATCCCGGGGTGATGCATGGGAAGATTCTTGGATTTCATGTTGCTGGTGCCATAGATGAGGGTATGGCGGTGGCGATCGATGAGTGCATTGTTAGTATAATTCGGGATCATTTTCCATCCATGACTGTTCTACCACCGAAAACTGTGCCAATGACAGCACAGGCGCGGTTTGAGACGAACTTGCCCCATTATGGTGTGGTAGAGAGTGGAGTGTATAGGGTGCCTGTCAGGAGTAAGATAAAACCATCGAAGTTGCATGGGGTTTTTCCGACTTTAACGGCTCCTGCTATGTTGCGTCCCACGCGTGACATAAATCCGCTTGCGAATGGAATTCGCAAGCAAGAGGCTCCCCTGACTGTGTTTGAGCAGGAGCTTGTTGATGCAGCGCGCGATGATGTCGCGAATAATTTATGTGCGCAAGTTGGTGTTGCCTCTGGGATTGGAG